TTGTCTCTCTGGAGGTTGCGGCGGAGTCGGCAATGGATTCTTTGGCGGGGGAATGTTTGGATTTTGGACAAGTGGAGCAACTGGTTTTGGCGGTTCTTCCGGTGCGTTTGGGTCCAATTCTACCTGTCCTTCGTTCAACATTCTTCTAGCCTCCGCAACTGAAATTATTGGGGGATTTGAAGACCGGGCATTGACGGCGGCGGCAGTCCGTTTTCCTAATAGTTCCGCTTCTGCCATTTCATCAATGTAGGTCACTTCCCACTCTATATCATATCGACTAAAATCACGGTTCTCAGATTTAGCCAGTAAATCATAGAGTCGAAGGAGCAACGGAGTATAAACAAGTTCTTGGTTATCTTTAATATCACGATAGTAGTCCGCAAATCCTATTTCAGCACCAGTGACACGACCAACTTCTATACCAAGTAGAACTTGACGTGGTATAATCAATGCGGCAGAAATAGCCTCAGTGATGTGGTCATAGAAAGGCGTAGGATTAATTGCGGTAGGATTTTTAATATCAAATGTATATTTTTCTGAAAATGCAAAAAAGTTTGGATGCTCTGCCATCAATTTCAATGCCTTTACTCTCTCGTTTCTTGTCATACCGGTTTTACTCAATATCTGAGTTCCGTGGGAGAACCATTTTAGAATCTCACCGGTGGCAATATCTATATCAGCAGATGACAGTAAAATATTTCTTAGTATATCGACTTTTGATACTCCGAAGAAATCGAATGGCAGGTCTATTGTTTTAATATGAAGAATACGGTCAGGGTGAATAAGTAAGTCTTCACCTTTCTCAGTGTTCTGATAATGATAATAATACTGTTCTTTATCATCAAGATATTTAACTTCTGTAATCCACTCGGGATTAAGAACTATTAGGTCAAGTGGTTGAAGACCTGATTTTGGTTCCGATGCTAATTTATTTTGAACATCGGGTTCAAAGAATTTAATGAGAAGATAGCCATCTCCCCAAATATCTGCACACATTCCAGCAATTTTGAATTTCTTTTTAATCTGACTACGCAGTTCGAAACTACGGATAAGTTTCAAATCTTCTACTGCAACTTTCTGACCTTCAATTCCTTTGAACTTAAACCAAGCACGGAAGGTATCGGAATTCTTTTTCGTAATACCTTTCATAAATAATGAAGATTGAAGAGCCAATTCACGGCGTTTCTGCGGCGACATTGTTCCGTATTTCGTTCTGGACGAATAATACTCTGGAGGAAGGGCTAAGTCGTCTTCCTGTGTTTTCTCATCTTCTTTTTTAGCCGGTGTTCTCCGTATATACTTTTGGCTGAAATTATATGCTCTGTCGCCAATGGTCATTATGTTGACCTCCGTAATCGTCCATTTCTATCAGTGAATTGTCCACATCCCATTTCAACTTCATCCGGGATGGGATTGTAATCGGTGAGAGAGTATCGAAGTGCATCTGCGGCGTGGTCATCATCTTTCAGTGGGGTTTCACCATCGCCTTTATATCGATAAGCAAGTAGACTCCTAATAAGATTAATACAAGAATTACTAATGAATATTTTGTTGTTCTTGAATGTGGATTGAAGTTTTGCGATTCCTGGAGACACGGAATTATTGGCGTATGATTTCACTTCTCCATCGTTAAAATTTCCAGTTGGAAGACCCAAATTGAACGCCTTCGTAATCAAATCAACCGCACTTGGGTCAATATAAATTTTTGAGAAATTATACTGTTTATGTAATTGGGCGAGATAGTGGGCGACTTCATCAGATGTCCGTTCACTTTCGTAATACTCTTCAATGACATAAAGATTATTGTCCTTTGTCTGCATGAGTGTTAAAATACAACATGGGTCACGGATACCCCAATCGACACCGGCGATGTATTTACTTATCAAATCTTTTCTATTTAAAAATGATTTGTTGATGTCTCGTGAAATGACGTGTTTATCTGGATTGAAGACTTTATAAATTTGACCAGAAAATGCCCCCCATTTTCCTTTCAGATATCTTCGGACCCAATCAGCATCATAACGTGATTCCATACTTTTTATATATTCTTCATAGTTGGGAATGAGCACATTATCATACGTAGATGTGTCAACGTGGAAGTATCCTGGTTTTGGGTCAAGATAAAAGTATTTGTAAAGCCAATGGTTCTCTGCACCTGGGTTTGTGGCTAGAAGACCGAAATGGAATGGCATCGCCTCACTTCGAAGTCTTCCGATTAATTGTGTCATTACACCTTCGGGAATATCGACAGGTTCATCCAATGCAAACCAATCTAGGTCTTTCCCCGCCAAGTTCCGTTCATTATCACAAGACCGGAACCATATTTCAGAACCATTGTAAAAAACGATGTTCATTTTACCGGGTGAAATCGTTGTATGAGCAAGTTGAATAGGAATATAATTATTATTTAATACCGCCTGATATCTTTCTAGTTCTGTGCAGAACTTTCTAAAAACGACATCCCGTATTTGGTTGTAAGTCAAAGACCCAACGAAACCAATACTTCCTGGATAATCAAGGGCGGCTTTTATTCCAACATGTGCAAGCAACATTGTTTTACCTGCGCCAAATGCGCCGGAATAGATGCCATAGTTATTTATCGGTAGACCATTGGAACCAATATTTTCTTTAAAAATTAAATCGAAAACAAGTTTCTGTTTTGGGAGGAATTCCCTAGGTCGTTTCAAAATAATTTCTTCCGATAAAGACATAAGACAAATGACTCCGTGCACGGATATATTGTCTTTTATGGATAAACTATGTATCCTCATATATAAGGGGAACAGTTAGAAGTTCTCCCTATATCTTCGGTCTTCTCGAGCAGTTTTCTCCCGTAGAAACCTAATTATTGCCTCATCCTGACGTTCATTACCTAATTGTTCTTTTGAATTACGCATTTTATAACGTTTTCTACCTAATACTAAGTCATTTCTTCTCTTTTTTATGTAACAATCGGCACATAATTCTTGCCGATTGCTACGTGCCTCAAATAAAATACGACATTGAGGATTTTTACATTCCTTGAACATTAAATTGACCTGCTTTGGTCCTTGACATATTCCTCAAGGCGATGATACAACTTCTCGAGAATTTGGCAGTCTTTACGATTATGGTCCAGAACATATGCCAATGCAACGGGGTCTCCCACCTTTGCTCTCATCCAATAATTTCCCTTGATGTGGTTCTTTCCCTTGATTCCCAAAGCGGCACATGCTGAGTCCAACGAATTACGCCCTAACTTCATGCGATGTTTAACCATAAAATAAACATCTTTGTGCTGAACAGAACCAAACGGTAGAAAATTAAGTTTATGAGACATAGCACGAGTCCGAATGAACGGTATATCAAAACGTGCTCCGTAATATGTAATAAGAACATCGTAATCTTTAATTGCATCGATAAGTTCTCTTATCAGTTCTTTATCGAAACGATAATCAAGAATATCGCCTTGGGCTATCACACCTTCCTTGTATTCCTCTTTATTTTCTGTCTTGATTACCCACGTTAACATGTAATCAAAGTTTGCATTCAACCCACCGGATTCAATATCTAGGAAACCCACTTTATAGTTTCCACGTTTCTCAACATCATAACAATTCGGATGGCTGATATATGAATGTCGATGACGGCAGGTGTGGGTTGACATATATAAAAGTTCATCTTTTTTATATTTGCTATAATTGGTCATATTTTTATCTCCTTAACTGAACATTTTATCATCGTTTGCTTTTTCTCTATTACTAGATTGTGTGGTTCCACTTTCTTTCAATTTTCTGATTTCTTCCATCGTGAATTTTTCTGTCTTATAATGTTGCAAATCGCTTTCCCTCATTCCATCTAATATGACAACAAGATTTTGTTGCAGATGAAGGAATTCGCTTTTTGATACTGGTCTCCAGCATGTCAACCAATACCAAATTCTACGTGCTCTACTGTTTTCATAGAACTCCGAGTCTTTCTTCATTCTTTGGTCTCCGTTTCTTTAATGGGCAATGGTTTTTGTTTATCATCCGTTTTGAACAAAGGCTTCGCTTTATCTATTACTTTTGGTTCTCCGAATGTGATAATGTATTGAGCCTTGTCGCTATTCCTCTGCAACATCTCCGCTTCTTTCAATGTTTTTTTCATCCGAAGTTTTGATTCCTGTGTAGAATTAAGTTCATTACTTATTTTACATTTGTCTGCAACGGACTCGGCGTGTTTAAAGTCTTCTTTGAGAACTTCGATTCGTGTATTTATTTCTTTTATTTCGGGGTGGCCCTCATATTCAAGTGAAATAACAGAATTGCCTGTGTCCGATTTTGTTTGTGTTAATGATGCTGAAAGAGAATTGATTATGTTTAATAATGATTGTTTCGATATGTTTTCATTATATTGCTCTTTTAGAATCTGATTAATCTTCGCTGGACTAGACGTTGATTCATCCAACATAATCTTTTTTATAAGATTATTCAAATGTTCCATTTGCTCTATTGTTCGTCTTCCCACTATTGACACCCCCTTTTTCTTACCGCCACATTTTGAAGTTTTTCGTAAATTTTAATTAATTGACTATTGGTTAATTTATCGTATGATGTGATGATTGTAACCGTATATGATTCTGCGTTTGTCACAAGTTCTTTTTCATCATTGCTGATTGTTTGTTCGAATTCAACTTTTTCCACATTTATTACGAGAGTATTAATATTTTTATCGAGCCTTTTTAGAAAACTGTGAATAACCATAGCAACTTGGTCTAAGTTCAAATCACAACGGATATTAGTCTTATAATCGGGAATCTTCATCATATTTTATTCTCCTGTTTCATTCGAATTAATCTCTTTACGCAAGTTATCCGTCCTTCAACTTCTAGGTATGGATACTTTCTATTTGCCCACCTTGTTTTATCTATTAATACGGTATATTCTATTTCATATTGTTTTAAACTATTAAATAGCCACGAGCATGGTTCCTTATCTTGCTCCGTCCTTAAATGGACGACAACTCTTCCGTGTTGTTTCAATTATTCTGCCTCCCAAGGTTCCGGTCCACCCACTTGTTCTGTTCTTCCAT